ATATTCCTATTATCACCCATGTATTTCTCAGGATTCTGTGGTCTATATTTGCCCTTGTATTTCTGTGTTCTCTCTGACATATTCATATAAATAGTTATAAAAGTATTTATTAAAAAAGGAACAATGGCCAATAACGTATTTCATGCATTATCTAGTTTAAGAACTAACATATTCGGTGGTGGCACAGGTTCTGCTTCATCATTACCACCAAAAAGAACACCGATTGAATTATCAAATGATCAAGGTCCAATGGAGAAGTTAAAGAATGATCCACTTGATTTCTCAACACTAGCATATCCATTAGATGTAATCAATAGTCCTGAGATAGGACATTATATGTTATTCTATATTAACGTACAGAATAAAACAAGATTTCCTTATGTTGAAGCTGGATCAGGTATCGAGGTAGGTGAAGGAAATTACGAGCCAATAAGAGAGGCAACAACAACGACAGTTAATGAAGGAACAATAAAAGAGAGAAAAGAAACAAGATTTAGATGGACAGGAGAATCAGAATATACACCTGGCGCAAGTTCTATGCCATCAGGCGAAACAATGTCGAGGCTTCAATCTGTTGAACGAAGTGATGTGAGAAAACTTCGAAGAAGTAAAACTAAGATGAGGCGGGGTGTATTTAAAAATCTAGAAACAACTAAAAGAATTATGCAATCGGTAGCAATATATCTACCACCAAATGTTCAAGATAGTTATACAACAACATATAATGCAGCGGCAACAGGAGCTTTAGGATTTCTTGCGGCATCAGGTATCACAGGAACAAGAGCATTTAAAGATAAAGACTTTGATAAAGTAGCAGAGATGGTATTAGGTACAGGTGGGTCAGTATTAGAGAAAGTATTAAAAGATTCAGGATCATCAATTGCAGAGGCGGCTACAGGTGCAGAGGGTGGTTACGAGTTGTTTAATAAAATATTTGGTCGCTCTGCTAATCCTTACATGGAAGTATTGTTTGAGGGACCTGAGTTAAGACAATTCACTTATAACTTTACTTTTGCGCCAAAGAGTTCAGAGGAACAAGATGAAGTAAAGAAAATAATTGAATGTTTTAGATTTCATCAGGCACCTGAGCGTAGGTCAGATCACAATTTATTCTTAGGATTACCAGCAGAATTTGATATACACTATATGTATCAACCACCTAATTCTGGATCAGCACATGAGAATCCTTTTTATAATAAGATTGCTACTTGCGTTTTGCAGAGTGTGAGTGTAGATTATACACCAGGTAAAGTTGCTTCACATCAACAAGGTGCGCCAGTCTTAATTAAAATGACATTACAGTTTCTAGAAACAGAAATGATCACAAAAGAATTTATCAAAGCAGGTTACTAATGAGTTATTTTAAAAGATTTCCTTTGATGGCATATCGTGTCAAAAACAGCAAAAGTTTTGATGATTTTAAACTGATGCCACAAATCATTAAGAGGGTAAAGTTACGATCAGGTATTAAGAACGGTTTATTTCTGTTTGATAAGTATGATGTTGTATCAGGTGAAAATCCAGAAGATATCGCATTTAAATTTTATGGTGACCCAACATTACATTGGGTTATATTGATGACAAATGATATAACAGATCGGTATTATCAATGGCCGATGTCGCAACCACAGTTTGCTGAGTTTCTTACAGACAAATATGGTGCAGGTAGTGAGGATAGTGTACATCATTACGAGATCACACAAGCGAGTGGTCGCAGTACAGGACAAGGACCAGATGATTATTCACATAAGGTAGAGGTTAATTCAGATGAGGATAACGCTGAGACAATCTCTAACAGACAATATGAAGAAAGACTACAAGACAAATACAGACAAATAAAATTATTAGACGCTAAATATTTAAGTCAATTCGTTGCAGAATTTGATAAATTAATAAGAGGATAAATTATGGCAGGCGGCGGCGCAGATACGGGTGCAAGTACCAATAATAGCCTAACAAGAGTGGGTGATTTTAACTTATCAAACGTAAGTATTATCAATCACCTAGGTGATAAATATCCCATACCTTTTGGTGGTGTGCTTGCTGAACTAAACATATACGAAGATATTGAACATAACGCAGTTACAGGTACAGCACATATCGTTGATTCCTTCAATATGATTGCAAACGAAGAATTGCATGGTAATGAAAGACTTGTATTTAAATTATCTACGCCAGGTCGACCAGGACACGTACAAGATAGCGTGGATGCAAGTTCAGAAACAGGTTATCCTTTTCACATATTCGCAGTTAAAAATAGAAAACAGATATCAGAAACAACAGTAACATATGCACTACACTTTTGCTCTCATGATATGATGAGAAATACGAGAGTACGAGTAAACAAAGCGTTTACAGGTAATCTAGGTGAGATGGCAGCAGAAATACTAAAAGATCCAGACGGATTGAATACGAAGAAACCTGTATTCTTTGAACCAACAAGAAATTCAGATACAGTAGTCATACCAAACCTACGCCCATTTGACGCAATCAACCTCATATCAAAGAAAGCATTGTCAGGTAATGCGAAGGGTGCTGGATATTTCTTCTATGAAACAGCGAAAGGATTTCATTTTCGCAGTTATGAGAATATGTTAGGGTACCTGAGTACAGAAACAAGGGAACCTGTTCGTGTATTTAAATACTTTCCGAACGCATTGGGTGGTGATCTATCATCAAGAAGGCACGAGGTACATAAACACGCTGTCGAACATTACTCATTCTCAAAAAATTTTGATACACTTTCAAATCAAGCACTTGGCACATACGCAAATCAAGTGATCACCTATAATATATTCGATAAAGCATATAATGTTTCAAACTATAATTATCATAGGGAGTATGGACAGATGTTACATACCGATCGAGATACACAGGATCGAAGAACATATCATAACTTTCCAATACCAGACAGTCCAGTCGATCATGATCCAAAAGAACAACGCAATAGTGGCGACAAGACAGTAAGTGATTATCCCGAGAGTCGAGTTATATTACAACCATCAACAAGATATCTACACAATGATAATACAGGCGCCTTTGGTACAGATCCAAATTCTGATGGCGAGACAGAGGGTATACGAATATCACAGAGAAATCAAGTCAAAAACGGTGCAATATTGAAGTTGATTGTCTCTGGCACATCAGAATTACAAGCGGGAGAGATCATACGATTTGATTATCCACGCATGGAACCAAACAAGGGTGGGAGTACAGAATATGCTTTCGATCCCAAGTATTCTGGTCGCTACATGATCAAACGATTACGCCATAGACTCATACGAGGTAACTATCGCATGGTACTTGAATGTATCAAAGACGGTGTACAACAAGCATTTAGTTCAATGAAAGACGAGAGTTATCCCATCGATCCACCAAAAGAACGAGGGGTAGAGAACCTCTATCATAAAGAAGAAGTGATGAAAGACGTTGAGGATGATCTCGGAGGCGTTTAGAAGATTTTTTCTAGACAGGTCACCACCCAATACACTAACACATCAATCAAACATAGTCAAGCAGTATAAATAGTAACATGAACAAAGAACAGATAGAAGCAGCAGATTGCAGTTGTGGTCACGGATGTCATTGTAACAATGTATGCGAAGAAGTAGCAGATATTGTATCAGAAACGACCTGTGGGTGCAGTATGTGTGATTGTATAACACAATAAAGACGACCTGTCAAGACAAAAAGCGTAGATATTTAATCTATGTATTATAAGGGTTTTATCGCTTGACAACGAGTGAATGATAGTGTATATACAAACAGTTTGCATACAAACTAAATGCTCGTTAATCATAGCAGCCGTTGTGGATAAAGACCGCATGGTATCGAAGGAAAGAAAAAAACATTATGTCAAATTTTATGGGAAAAGATGGGTTTCAATGGTTCGTGGGTGTCGTAGAAGATAGACAAGACCCACAGAAACTCGGGCGTGTGAGAGTTCGCTGCCTCGGGTATCACACAGAGAACCACACAGACCTGCCAACGAGTGACCTGCCATGGGCCCACCCGATGAACCCGATCACGAGTGCAACAGTATCAGGCGTGGGACAAACCCCGCTGGGTACAGTAGAAGGCACATGGGTCATAGGTTTCTTTCAGGACGGTGCAGACTGTCAACAACCTATCATCATGGGGACCCTGCCGGGCGTGCCGAGCGGCCTGCCCACAAAGGACAGCGCCAAGGGATTTCAAGACAGACTCAACGCTAACTATCCGAAGTATGTGGATGAACCTGATGTGAACCGCCTGGCTGTGAATAACGAGAATAACCCCCACCCCACCCTCACATTACGAAAGGCGGATCGTACAACAGACATCGGCCGTGCAGACTTCAACCCCATAGACATCAGCCGTGCTAACGTGGGTGAACCCATATCCCTAGAGGGGGATGATGGTACGAAGTTTGATGAACCAGAGACAGATTACAAGGCGAACTATCCCCACAATCATGTGTATGAGTCAGAGGGCGGTCATCTTCGGGAGTTTGATGACACCGTGAACGCTAAGAGGATACATGAACGCCATGCGTCTGGTAGCGGCTATGAGATCCTGAACGATGGCACGAAGGTCACCAGGGTCAAGAAGGACAACTTCGATATCATCACCAACGATCACTTCGCACATATACAAGGGAAGTCAAGCAGTACGACAGACAAGGGCGTAAGAGTATTCGTCAATGCAAGTGCAACAGCCAGTAATGATTACACCATACAGGTGGGTAGTAATGCAAACGTCAACATACAAGTAGATAAGGGTGATGTCAACGTGGTCGCAACACAAGGCAACGTCAACATGAAGGCAGAGAACATGAACCTTGATGTAACAGAGACCTTTGGCGTCAAGTGCAGAAACATGAACGTAGAAGTCAACGGGACATTGAGAGAACTCGTAACAGGCGAGAATAAGAAAACAGGTAAACCTATAAACCTAAACTAGGAAAGCTATAAGCAAACCGTCATGTCGAAATTCTGGCTAAGACCGTTTGACTACTTTAAGGGATCTGTTTGACGATAGAGTAAGGAGGTAGAGATTATGCTAAAGTGGTTGCTTCGATTATACATTCTATGGTCTGTATGTCTTGATATCTCAG